GATATGCTTAGAGAGCGTAGCCGGATAAGGAATGAAAGGTTGAGGCTGGCCCGGCTAAGGGCGCAGCAAAAGAAAGACATTATAGATATTAGTTTATTATTAGGCGCAGTTTTTATAGCTGGTATTGCCTTAATGATTACTGTTAATGCTATAGCGAGTATTGGTTAATGGCTAATGATTGTCGATTGACCAGGGCTGGCGTGAGCGGTTACAACAAGCCGAAGCGCACACCCAAACATCCGACAAAGTCGCACGTTGTTGTCGCTAAGGAAGGCGATAAAGTAAAGACGATTAGGTTTGGTCAGCAGGGCGTCTCAGGCGCAGGTAGCAGTCCGAAGACAGATAAGGAAAAGGCCAGGCAAAAATCCTTCAAGGCAAGACACGCAAAAAATATCGCAAAAGGTAAAATGAGCGCGGCTTATTGGGCCGACAAGGTAAAATGGTAAATACATGGCACTAATACCGCTACAGATACCGCCTGGGATATACAGAAACGGTACAGACCTTCAGCAGGCAAGCAGGTGGCGAGATTCCAACCTGATTCGATGGGTTGATAACACCATGAAGCCTGTTGGCGGATGGAAAAAAAGATCCGTCACAGCCGCAGACAACAAGATACGCGGTCTCATTACCTGGGTAACAAATAGCGATGTCAGATACATTGCTGCAGGAACTTATGCGAACCTGTACGCATACAACGCCGCCGGCACAAGATATGACATAACGCCAACCGGGTTCACATCTGGCAGAGAAGATGCAAACGCCTACACAGGGTATGGTGCCGGCGCATACGGGTACGATGAGTACGGTGTTGGCAGGCAGGACATAACAACCATTGATGCCGCAACAACCTGGTCTTTAGACACCTGGGGCGAGTACCTTGTGGCATGCTCATCTGATGACGGTAAGATATACGAATGGCAGACAGACACTGCTGTTATTGCTGCCGTTTTGTCTAATGCTCCCACAAACAACATAGGTATTGTGGTTACTGATTAGCGGTTCTTGTTTGCTCTAGGCGCCGGCGGGGATCCCAGGAAGGTCCAGTGGTGCGATAAGGAGAACAATAACCTGTGGACTCCTGCTGCGACCAATGAGGCTGGAGATATCCTCCTTCAGACTGCCGGAAACATTATGTGCGGGATCACGGTAAAGGGGCAGACATTAATCCTTACCGATATTGACGCACACACCGCCACCTACCAAGGCCCGCCGTATGTATATGGCTTTGAGCGTGTCGGTACAGCTTGTGGTATTGCTTCCAAAAAAGCTGTTGCAGCTACCGACTTTGGTGCCTTGTGGATGGGCAAGAAGGCGTTCTTTTCTTATAGTGGTGGCGCTGTCAGCAGGCTGCAGTCTGACGTTTCCGACTATGTCTTTTCTGACATAAACGAGTCCCAGATCAGCAAGGCCTTTGCGGTAACAAATTCACGGTACTCTGAGGTCTGGTGGTTTTATCCGTCTCAGGACGCGACAGAGTGCAATAGGTATGTGTCTTTTAATTACTTGGAGAACACCTGGGCCATAGGGCGGCTGGACAGGACTGCAGGTGTTGACCAGGGCGCATTCAGGTATCCGTTTTTTGCATCTGCTTCTGACAACCACTTCTATGATCACGAAAAGGGCTTTGTATATGACAGCCTGACGCCTTATGCTGAGAGTGGTCCGATATCCATCGGTAACGGTGATCAGGTTGCGTGTGTCACCGAGATGATCCCGGACGAGAAAACCCAGGGAGATGTGAATGTCACATTCAAGACAAGGTTTTATCCTAATGACGTTGAGTCCTCGCATGGCCCGTTTTCTATGTCCAGCCCTACTAGCATGAGGTTTACTGGCAGGCAGATACGCATGAGAGTTGAGGGTCAGAGGCTGTCAGATTGGCGTGTAGGCGTGAATAGGCTTGATATTATGCCAGGGGGCAGGCGTTGAGCGAATACATCCCTCAATCATCAGGGACCACATGGCAGGTCTGGGCGAATAGCATCAGCAGATACTTGGCGCAGGTTAGGTCTAAGCTTAGGCAAAAGACTGCCGGCGAGTCAGCGTCAGAGGATGGCGTAATCCTGTGGGATAGGCAGAACAAGTACCCGGTGGTCTCTAGGGATGGGGAATATGTTCAGATTATCTTAGAGGACGGGAATGCCGAATTTGAAATAAATACCGATGTTACTGCTGCTTCAGCAAATACTGCCTATGCGGTGTCATCGTGGACAACTGTTGTCAGCAATGGCGTATCAATAGGAACGCCCTCATCGAGAGTTGTATTTGAAGAAGGAGGCGAGTTTCTTGTTTCCTTTTCAGCGCAGATTGTCTCTAGTTCTGCGTCAACTGTGAATTTTTGGTTCTGGGCACTAATTAACGGCGCAGACCCGGACGGCAGGACAATTAAGGCGTCACTGCATAACAATGGGGCAACGAATGTTGTTTCCAGGTCAACCATTCTGTCCGTGGATGCCGGCGATTACCTGGAGGCTATGTGGGCAACTGACAACACTAGCGGATATATTATTGCTGCGCCTGCAACCGCATTTGCCCCAGCCACGCCGGCTTTAACTCTGTCTATTGCAAGGATACATGGGTAACTTACATAACATTGAACGCTGCGAGGATTGGATAAAATCCGCGCTTGAGTATAGCGGTGGAACACACGACATAGATGACGTTTTACATGCTATACTCGAAGGAAGAATGCAGTTGTGGCCGGCAGAAAAAGGTTGTCTGGTAACAGAATTGTTGTTGTATCCCAGGAAGAAGGTTCTGCATATATTCCTGGCCGGCGGCGAGATGCATCAGCTAACGGATATGCACCACGATGTTATTGAGTGGGCAAAGGCTCAGGGTTGCACCGCGCTAACCTTGTCAGGCCGCAAGGGATGGTCCAGGGCGCTGGCGAAGTTTGGCTGGGAAGAGAAACTGGTTAATTTAGCAAAAGAGATCTGATATGAGCGGTGGAAAAGGCGGAAGCCAGACAACACAAGTAGAAATCCCCCAGTGGCTATCCAACGCCGCTCAAGCTAACCTGCAGCAAGGTCGTGACGTTTCTAGGATCGGATACACGCCGTACTACGGGCCTGATGTTGCGGCATTGACCCCAACGCAACAGGCGGCCAGGGCTAATATCGGACAGTTTGCGCAAGCTTTCGGCCTGCAGGGAACGCAAGACATGGCCCTTGGTCAGCCGACAACATACGAGGGTGGGATCCAGGGGTACTCTTCAGGCTCACTGTATGATCGGGCGGTCCAGGAACTGGCCGCAAGAAGGCCTGGCCAGTATGCTGCGATACAGTCCAACTTTGTGAACCCGTTTGCTGTATCAGCCTACCAGGATCCGTATCAGTCTTATTTTGATCAAAAGCCGGTCTACACATACAGCGGCACATCCGGCGACTATACACCAAATCAAAACTACATGAATTATCCGGTCACAAACCAAGTTACACAGCCGGTATATGTTGAACTTGGCGGAAATACATATAATCTAAGCGACCCAGCACAATTAGCACTCTACCAGACAAACCTGTCAAACACCTACGCTGGTAATAGTGGCGAACCCCAGATAGACATTCCGCAGCAGCCTTCAGTATCTGCGTCAGACGCGATATCTGCTCTCAGGGGTGCGTCAGATTGGAAAACAATCAGCAAGCAGGAAAAGATAAACCGAGCAGTCGCTGCGGCTAATCAATATGGCCTTAGTGCCGAAGATCTTGCGCCGGTATTAAATTTGCCGGCATCAACAATCAGAGGATATCTGTAATGGCTGGATCACCGGGAACACCAATAACACCAGCACCGATGACTATGGCTGCTGGCGGCGCGGGTGCAGCGAATCCATATTCTGCGACCAGAATAGAGCAGAGGTATGGAAATTACGGTCCTGTGGGCGGTATAGCCGCTGGTGTCGCAGAGTCCATGCGAGGCGCAGCCACTGAGATGGGTTATCAGCCGGGTCAGATTGGGGCTCCGATGACGCAGGCAACGGGCTATGGTGCGTCACAGGTCGCTGGTGTTGGGCCGATTACTGCCCAGAACGTCCAGGCCGGGCAGCTGGCTGGAACTGGCCTAGATCCTTACATGAACCCCTACACCGAGCAGGTAATCAGGGCAAGCGAACAAGACATACTCCGCGGCGCTCAGTTAGGACTTAATCAGTTAGGAGCCCAGGCCCAGGCTGCTAGGGCTTTTGGTGGGTCCAGGCAGGCAGTGACCGAGGCGGAACTTGGACGCAATGTACTCCAGCAGCTGGCACAGTCATCTGCAGGCTTGAGAAGCCAGGGCTTCCAGCAGGCTCAGGCAGCAGCACAGCAGGACATTGCCGCTAGGATGCAGGCTGCACTTGCCAACCAGCAGGCCGGCCTCCAGGCAGGCACAACAACGGCACAGCTTGGCCTTCAGGGTCAGCTTGCCAACCAGGCCGCACTCAACCAGGCCGCTCAGTTTGGCGCTGGAGCATACAACCAGGCCGCAATGCAGAACGCCGCGAATATGCTTGCCGCACAGCAGGCTAACCAGCAGGCCGGTCTCGCAGGATCCGCTCAGAGGCTGCAGGCTGCCGGTCAGTTGGGCAGCCTGTCGAACCTTGGCTTTGGTATGGTGACCAACATTAACCAGCAGCTGGCGCAGCAGGGTCTCATGGAGCAGGCCATGCAGCAGGCTCTTATCGATGCCGCCAAGACACAGTACGCCGGTTATGTTGGTGCGCCGATACAGGCTCTGAATACTCAGCTGGGCGCATACGCAGGTTCTCAGACAGGTGAGCAGACACAGACCGCTTCTAAGCAGCCTGGTCTCTTTGACTACCTCAGCCTGGGCGCATCTTTTGCCTCGGATGCTAGGCTAAAAGAAAATATCAAAGAAGTAGGCCGCCTTGAAAATGGTCTAGGCATTTACACCTGGGATTG